GCTGGTAAGCCTTCCTTTCGCCTCTTTAAACACGAGCTACAAGCTATCGCTGCTTGGGTGGAGAAGAACAAATGATGACCGGCGAATTCCAAACCATCTCTCCAGAGTCAGTCATAGTAGGAGATAGAGTCCGCGAAAACTTAACTGCTATAGAGGAACTCGCTGAGTCAATTAAACGGTCCGGCGGTCTCATGCACCCTATAGTTCTAACTCGAGACTTAACTTTAGTCGCTGGCGAGCGTCGGCTTGAAGCCTGCAAACTTCTTGGCTTCACGGCAATACCTTTTCAGTTCACTGATGAAGTTGATCCAGCAGAGTTAAAAGTACTAGAGCTGATGGAGAACTTACAAAGGGTAGATATACCCTGGCAAAATAACGCTAAGAGCATAGAAGAACTGCACAAAATAAAGAAAGCAGGAGACTCACATTGGACAAATGAAAAGACAGGCTCACTGATCGGAGTCACTAAAAATACTGTAACGAGATATTTAACAGCGGCTAAAGAAATAAATAACCCTTTAGTAGCTGGCGCTACCAGTGAACGCTCGGCTTATAATATTGCGACCAGAATCCAAGAAAGACGCAGGTTTGACGAGACTATACATACGGATTCCAATGGAATCTTAATCAATACACCTTTTCTCAACCAACCCTTCCAGACATGGGCTCGGACCTATTCCGGCCCAAAGTTCAATTTGATTCACTGCGACTTACCGTATGGCATCAACGCAGACAAGGCGCAACAAGGAACGGCTGCGAAGTTTGCAGGGTACAGCGACACCGCGGAGGTTTATTGGGACTTACTTAACTCTTTAAGTGTCGATCTTGATAACTTCTGTGCTGAGTCAGCGCATATGATTTTTTGGTTCTCTATGAACCACTATCAGAATACTTGGGAACTGCTGAAGTTGTTAGATGGGTTTGTCTTCGACCCCTTCCCGCTGATCTGGCTCAAGTCCGACAACATCGGTTTCCTTCCAGACCCTGAACGCGGCCCCCGAAGAATTTACGAGACCGCTTTCTTCGGCCGCCGAGGTGACAGAAAGATTTTGAGGGCAAAATCTAATGCCTTCACTCACCCGACCACTATGGAGGTCCACACTCACGAGAAGCCGGTCGCAGTCTTAACTCACTTCATGGAGATGTTAGTCGATGAAAACACAGCGATCCTCGACCCCACCTGCGGAGGGGGAAGCGCAATTCGGGCAGCCAGGCTTTTGGGAGCCAAGCGTTTCCTCGGCCTCGACACCAACTCCGAGCACGTCGCAGCAGCAAACCGAAAGTTTGCTGAATGAGCGGGAAATGACGCATGGGAGTTTCTGTGACAACGCTTTCATTTCACAGATGTTAAAGACTGTAGCTCACGAACCTAAACATTGGAATGGATTAAGTGCAGTTCAGAAGGAAGCAATCGACATGATATGCTGCAAGCTCAGTCGGATTTTATCCGGGCAAGGCAGCTTCCAAGATCACTGGCTTGACATCGCCGGGTATGCCCAACTTGTAGTCCGAGAGATTAAAGAGGGGAGGTATTAATGCAAGACCTAGGCGAATGGGATACAGACGCCCCAACTGAAGCCGCTTGGCGCACAGAGGTACTAAACCGTCTTCCAGCTTTCCATATTGAATCCCACGAAGTCAGGTCTCCTAGCTATACCAACCACATTAATCAGTCTGCTTGGCATCAAGACTGTGGTGGAATGGTTCAGTGGATGCTAGTCTGGGCTAGTGCAAGCCCAACTGAAGTCAAGGGTTACGAGACTAAAGCCAAGCATATCTACCTGTTCCATAACCCGACTAATTACCACCGAACTCCAGCTGGAGCTAAACAACGTTGGTTCTGCAGGGCGACCGGTAATGTCGGTTAAGTTAGCTGTGGTCGGCGAGGCTTACGGCCAGCACGAAGCCATCGCTAACTCTCCCTTTAGTGGCCCGACAGGCTGGGAGCTAAATCGACTATGCCAAGAAGTCGGCCTAATCCCCCCGGTTAAACTCACGAGGTGGAACCGTGACAAAGTATATGCTGACGCTGGAATTAGGCTCACCAATGTCATTAACGAACAGCCCCCAAGTAACAAACTTGAGAATTTCTGTGGAGCGAAATGGACAAATAACGGACCAGCTTCATTCCCTTTACGCCCCGGCAAGTATCTTCTCCCGCAATTTTCTCATCACCTTGAGCGCCTACGAGCAGAGATTGAAGAATGGAGACCCAATCTCATTCTCGGACTTGGCGCGGCAGCTCTTTGGTATTTTACCGGTAAAGCTGGAATAATGAAGCTACGCGGGGCCATAGCAGAAACTAACCAAGGTAAGTTTCTTCCGACTTACCACCCCGCTTTTCTATTTAGAGACAATTGGGAGAAACGCCCGATCGTTATTTTCGATCTCCATAAAGCCAAGCGCCAAATGGAGTTTCCAGAAGTCAGGCGGCCTCAACGACGAATTTATATTGCGGAGACGCCAGACGACATCGAGTCCTACTTCCCAAGACTTGCTTCCGCCCTCTACATCTCTACCGACATCGAGTCCAAAGAAGATATAATGACCTGCATCGGGTTCGCCCCGAATCCAACCGAAGCCTTAGTTATCCCGTTTTACGATAGGAGTCGACCCAATGGTACGTGGTGGGACAGTCCTGAAACTGAGAAATTGGTCCTTAAACTGGTTCGTCGCATCTGTGCCTTGGAACAGCCGAAGATTTTTCAGAACGGACTCTATGATATGCACTTCCTCTGGAGGCGGTATGCAATCACAGTGGCAAATCCGCTTCACGACACTATGTTGTTACATCACTCATTATACCCAGAGGTCCAAAAAGGATTAGGGTTTCTGGGCTCGATATACACCGACGAACTTCAGTGGAAGAACATGCGTGGAAACACCATAGTAAAAAAAGGAGATACAGAATGACCTGTAAAGTAGAAGGTTGCAGAGAAGACGTTAAGTACGCTGGGTTATGCGGAAAACATTATAAACGGCAGTGGCGACACGGTAATCCACTGCAAACAGCCTATATTTATGCTGAAACAAGAATAAACTGTAAAGCTCCTGATTGCGTGAAAGCAGCTGAAACTAAAGGTTATTGTAAAATTCATTACACAAGAGTTTATAAGCATGGAACTCCTACAAAACTTAATAAGCGTGGTGAGCTAGACTTAGCTGAACGCCGACAGTATAATAAAGAAGATCGCATTAAAGCTGAACAAGCATTGGGGCGACCTTTACCAGCTAAAGCTATAGTTCATCATCATGAGGGTAATCCTTCAACTCTTGTGATATGCCCAGATCAAGCTTATCACATGCTTATTCACGGTCGTATTCGCAGACTTAATGATCCTCTGCGTTAGGAGGAGCTATCATGGAAAGGGATGAGAGGAAGGACGACAGTAAAGAGGGAAGACGAATAAAAGAAGCGATGAAATACCCTTACTGTCGGAACCCACTTAAGCCAGTTATCTGGCGCAAGAACTCTCGTGGTGAAATCCGATCTTACACCGACAAAGGAGGCTTACTTGAGACGAGTAATAATTGAGTCGCCCTACCGAGGCGAGACCGAACGTAACCTCATCTACGCAAGGAGAGCTCTTAAAGACTCCATCGACCGCGGCGAGTCACCTTTTGCTGGCCACCTTCTCTATACTCAGGTCTTGGATGATAACGATAGTGAAGAACGAGCCTTGGGGATGGCGCTCAGCTTAGTCTGGTCGCACATATCAAGCGCGGCAATTTTCTACTGTGACTACGGGACTACCTCAGGTATGGGGGAAGCCATGAAGGCTTATGTCGGTTTCAGGCTGCCTTGTGAGATAAGGTATATAGGGAAGAATCCATGATAGAGATCGATACTAACCAAGGCAACTGGAGTGGAGTAAACCCGCTCTTTCCTTACAATGGCCTCGATTGTATGGTCACTTACGAAGTCCTAGAAACCATCCTACCCGAACTCGACGAGGTGACTTCCCTTACTTATAACCAGTCCCGCAATCTGCAAGGCCCCGTCCTTGAGATGAACATGCGCGGACTCTTAGTTGACATGGGGGCTAGAGATGGACTCATTGAGTCTTACGCTAACGATGTCGAGATTATTACAGGCCAGCTCGATAGAGTTATCCGGAGTGGACTGGGATACGATTACATTGTCACGAAGGGCCGAAAATATCAGTATCCGAATACAGACCAATGGAAGCACATCCTCTATGACATTCTCCATCTTCCAGTTATACGAAAACGAAACTCCCAAGGAGAACTCGCCCCAACTCTAGACCGCAAGGCCCTAGAAAAACTGGAGAACTACTTCGATGCAGAACCGTTGGTACGCCGCCTGCTTATCCTTAGGGACATCTCTAAGAAACTCTCCTTCCTCCGCACAGGTATCGATCCAGACGAACGATGCCGAGCTTCGTGGAATATTGCAGGAACTACAACTGGAAGATTTTCCTCTGCTTTTTCGGATTTCGGCACAGGTACCAACCTCCAAAACATCGAGAACCGCTTACGACGAATATTTATTCCGGATTCAGGTTTTAGGTTCGGAAATATCGACCTCGAGCAGTCCGACTCCCGAGGAGTTGGGGCCATACTCTGGAACCTTTTTAGAGACCCTACTTACCTGGACGCCTGTGAGTCTGGTGATCTTCACACTAGCGTCGCTAAGTTGGCTTTTACTGAGCTTGGTTGGACTGGCGACCGCAAAGCTGACAGGGTTATTGCCGACATTAAATTTTATCGCGATTGGAGCTACCGTGATGTCTGTAAGCGCCTTGGTCACGGTACTAATTTTATGGGGGAACCTGACCATATGGCGCGCGAGACGCATATCGCGCCGCACTTAGTGAGGAAATTTGCTAAAGACTATCTCGAGAGATTTCCTCTGGAGATGTGGTGGGACTGGGTAAAGCGGAGATTAGCTGACACTCACTACATTACTACCTTAAGAGGCCGAAAAAGGATTTTCTTTGGGAGGGCTATCGATGACGATACCGTTAAGGCAGCTGTCGCGTATGAACCTCAATCGATCACAGCT